CCTCTAATGGGTGGGGGTTTTATAATCTTATTATAATCACTGGCGGTGGCCCAAAAAAGGCCAGGTCGTCCAGAAAAAATAAGCACCCCCAAATTATAATGTACTACCTAAACCATACTGTTCGGCCCACTGATCCTTTTATCCCGGTGTATACAAGCACTAGAAAAACTTGACATCCACTATATATCGTCTATTATAAACAATAACAAGGAGTAAACTATGGACATTAGAATAATAAAAAGCGAACTTCACACAACTGCATCAAAAGAACTCAACATAGAAGAAGATCTATTAATGCAAGATCAAAATTTACAAGAAACACTAAAAGCTTATGACAAAAAAAGCGAAAACCCAGAAGAAAAAGAAGACATATAATAATGTTTCAGAAGAAGAACTACTAGAAACAATAGAAGTTATAGGAAAGAAACTAGCTTATAAGTTTAAGTTCGGTTATCACGAAATTGAAGACATGAAGCAACAAATTAGTCTTTTTGCTTTACAAGGACTTAAAAATTATGACAATACTCGCCCATTAGAAAACTTTCTGTGGACACACGTTAGGAACAGACTGTTTAATCATAAAAGAGACAACTACCAAAGACCTGACAAACCTTGCGTAAAATGCCCGTTATTCGATAGACTATCAGCAAATTCAGATTTTGATTGCACAAAGTATAGAAATAAACTTGATTGTGAACCTTATAGAAGCTGGCACAATAGAAACGTGACTAAAAAAAATCTGATGCATCTAACCACAATAGAAGATCTTAAAGAATATTTATCTGCCACTAATAACTATCAAAATAACGCAGAAGCCAAAGAACTAATTCAATTTTTAGACGAAGAATTATTTGGAGAATATAGAACTATCTACTTAAAGCTTAGATACGGCAACAAAGTCTGTAAACAACAAATGAATAAATTAGTCGAAAAAATACAAGAGATGCTAAACAATGATTAAAAAAAGAGGAAAGCTCGGCAATGATGAAATGGATTTTATCCGCAAGAGCATAGGACAACTAAGTATAGAACAGATCGCAGATCAGCTTAATAGAACAGTAAAACCCATAGAAAAATTTATAGTCAACAACAACTTAAGCTTTGATGCCGAAGACAACGAAACAGACAAAATACTACGAGTAAAATTACACGCTAAAACTTTCTGGCCCGAAATAGAACGACAGTTCGACAAAGAGACTGGAGAGTTAGAATATTTTGAAAATACATGGATAGGTCTTATCAAACAATTTAGGGAAGACGTACTACCTGCAGAAGAACTCCAAATCAAACAATTTATCACCATAGACATACTTATTAACCGAAGTATGAAAGAACGAAAAAGACACATAGCAGAAACAGAAAGACTCCAGAGACAAGTTGATGCAGAATATAGTGTTCCAGAAGACCAAAGAGATATTCCTCGTTTGGCCAATTTAGAAACTCAACTAAATTTTGCCAGGAATAGCATTGCGAGTTATACTAATGAGTATACTAAATTATTAAGTGAACAACAAAAGATTGGAAAAGATTTAAAAGCCACAAGAGAACAACGTATTAAAAGAATTGAAGACGGCAAAAGTAGCTGGGTTGGTTTGATCCGAATGTTAGAAGATGAACTAATTCGTGAAAAGGAAGGTAAAGAAATGAGCATTTTGGCTATGGCCACAGAAAAAGCTCAGAAAGTTCTTTATGACAATCACGAGTATGAAGACGGAATGGTAGACCAACCAATACTAACACCAGAAAGCGTACTACATTTAGATGAGTTATAGAAATTACCACGATCCCCAGTATAAAGAATGGAGACAAAAAGTTTATGCCCGAGATAAATATTGTTGTCAATGGCCCGGCTGTAATAAAAGAAACAAATTACAAGCCCACCACATTCACAAATGGAGCGATTTCCCAGGGTTAAGATATCATTTAGACAACGGTATTAGTTTATGTTATGAACACCACAAACTTATAACAGGAAATGAAGAAGGTTATATCAACTTTTTTAATCAACTAATTTTACAAGGGAAAAAACAATGAAATTAGAAAACCCCATTACATTATTACCTAGCAAGTATACTGACAAAAGCGGCCAAATTGTTACACCCCCAGCTGCTGTTTTAAACGAACTAGAAGTTATTTATATAGACAATCCTAAACACCAACAATATCTTATTGCCATCCAAGGCTTACCCCAACAAGTAATGCTTTTTATCGGAGAAGAATACTCCAACAATCCAGATATAACAAAAGCTCAAGCACAAGCTAAACTTTATGAATTATCACAAGGTGATTTACAGTCCTTCCTGCAAAATCAATTCCCTAGAACATTAGAAGATGATCCTTTTGGCCCAGGAAGCATTTTAGCTAACATGTTTAGTATGTTGGGCATTAAGAGTAGTCCAACTTGTAGTTGTCGTAAACATGCTTTAGAAATGAACGTAAAAGGCATAGAATGGTGCGAAAACAACATGGAAACTATTCTTGGTTGGCTCAAAGACGAAAGTGAAAAACGAAAAATTCCTTTTGTTAAAACTTTAGCTCAAATGGTTGTGACAAAAGCTATTAATAAAGCTAAAAAATATAAGGAAGCGGAAAATGCCTAATACTGATCCTTTTACAATAATAGTTGATACCAGAGAACAACTTCCTTGGGAGTTTGGGGCTCATACTACAAGCAGAGAAAAATTAGATACCGGGGATTATAGCATCCAGGGACTAGAACATTTGCTAACTATAGAAAGAAAACAAAGCGTTAGCGAAGTGGCTAATAACATAACTGAGAGTAGGTTTCCGGCGTTTTTAGAAAGAATGAGCGGGATTCCACACAAGTTTATGTTGTTCGAATTTGATCTAGATGATGTTTACAACTTTCCGGTAGGATCTGATATTCCAAAAAGATTATGGGAAAAATTGCGCGTTAGCAACAACTACATTCTAAAAATGATAATGAGCTTTCATGTAAAGTACGGAATACACACTGTCTTTTGTGGAGATAGTGATAATGCAGAAAAAATGGCTGTTAGAATAATGAGAAGCGTTTATGACAAATACAAACAACAACTCGATATTTGAAAACGCTTGGCTCAACCTAGGCGATCTTAATGAAATAATTTTACCAGATAATCCTTTATTTGGGCGAAGCAAACAGGATTTGGAAAACCCTGATTTGCATTTGCTAAGATTACTCGCCAGCCCTCGTTATTTTGGTACAACAGTAAAACTACTTTTTGGTATAGAACTTCATCCAATACAAGTAGCACTAATGCAGGAATTTTGGAATAGGCCGTTTCCTATGTTTATTGCGTCTCGTGGTTTTGGTAAATCATTTAGTTTAGCTCTTTATAGTATGTTAAAGTGTATTCTTGTTCCGGGCACAAAGATTGTTATTGTTGGAAGCGCGTTTCGACAGAGTAAAGTTATCTTTGAATATATGGAAAACATGTGGAGGAATGCTCCGATAATAAGAAGCATTTTTAGTAGTAATGATGATGGACCGCGAAGAGATGTTGACAGGTGTACTATGCGTCTTGGTGATAGTTGGGCTATTGCTGTTCCTATGGGTGACGGGTCCAAGATTAGAGGCCTCAGAGCGCACATTATCATTGCTGACGAGTTTGCTAGTATTAGTCCGGATATTTATGAAACGGTTGTGGCGGGATTCGCAGCCGTAAGTGCTAGTCCTATTCAGAACGTGAAAGAAGAAGCTCGTAAAAAAGCGATGAGAGAGGCGGGTCTTTGGAGCGATGAACTAGAAGCTGTTCAAATCAAAAAGGGAAACCAAGCTATAATTAGTGGTACGGCTGATTATAGTTTCAAGCACTTCGCGGATTACTGGAGACGCTATAAAGCTATTATCAACAGTAAGGGCGACAAACACAAACTAAAAGAAATTTTCGGCAATGATCCTCCTGAAAGTTTCAACTGGAAAGATTATTCCGTGATAAGAATACCTTATGAACTTATTCCAAAAGGTTTCATGGATGATAGACAAGTAGCTAGAGCCAAAGCCACGATTCATAGCGGCATTTATAACATGGAGTATGCCGCTTGTTTCACTGCTGATAGTGATGGATTCTTTAAGCGTAGCCTTATAGAGAGTTGTGTAGTAAGAGACAAAGATCCTATAACTATTAATGGCAGAGAAATAATCTTTGACCCAGTAACTAAAGGTAATTCTAAACATACATATGTTTATGGGATTGACCCTGCTTCCGAACAAGACAACTTTAGTATTGTTGTTTTAGAAATGCACGCGGATCATACAAGAATAGTTTATTGCTGGACTACTAATCGAAGTAACTTTAAGGATAGACAAAAGACTGGCCTGGTAGGAGAACATGATTTCTATGGTTTTTGTGCTAGGAAAATTAGAGAGCTAATGAAAGTATTTCCTTGTGAAAGAATAGGAATGGATGCTCAGGGTGGTGGTGTTGCAGTAGAAGAAGCTCTTCATGATGAAAACAGATTAATGCATGGAGAAGTTCCTATCTGGCCTATTATAGATCCTGATAAAGAAAAAGATACTGATGACCAACAAGGTTTACACATACTAGAATTAGTACAGTTCGCCAAAGCAGATTGGACAGCAGCCGCAAACCACGGACTAAGAAAAGATTTTGAGGATAAAGTATTGTTGTTCCCAAGGTTTGATGATCTTAGTTTAGGCTTGGCTCTTAATAAAGACGGTCAAGATATACTTGACAGCGACATTAAAAAGGTCTATGATAATGAAAGCGAATGTATTTTAGAACTAGAAGATTTGAAGGATGAGCTTACCACTATTGTTATGACTCAAACTAGTCATGGAGTAGGAGGAAGAGACAAATGGGATACCCCAGAAATCAAACTTCCTAATGGTAAAAAAGGAAAACTTCGCAAGGACCGCTATAGTGCTTTGGTTATAGCCAACATGATAGCAAGACAAATGAACAGAGAATTAGCTCATGCGACTTTTGATATGATAGGAGCTAACCTTAGAACTATGGAAAAGAAAGACGGACAATTGTACAAAGGACCAAACTGGTTTACAGAATCAGCTAACGAAGGCATTTTCAAAGGAGTATACAGATAACCGGTGTATGAGAGATTGTTCGAGACCAATACTTTTACAATACTATCGGTAATACCATTATGAAAAACCCAAAGATCCCTGATGCTGAAATTATCAATGAAAACGCTTACGTTACATGGAATGATACTGATTTAGCAGATAAAAGAACAGCCCTAGAACTTGCTTCTAAAAGTTTAGACGAGTTCAACGGAGTAGAAAGAACATCAGGCTCTCGTTGGGGTAGACCAGCAGATTGGTCAAATCTTACTGGAGATGGAACTAGCGGTAGACCAGGACTAACAAGATCAGACTACGAAGCTTTTAGACCAGATGAAGCTATACCCAGAAAACTAAAAGGTATTCTTAGGAACGCGGATCTTATTTATAGCAGAGTAGGACTTGTCAAGAACGTCATTGATCTTATGGGCGATTTTGCCAGTCAAGGTGTTAGAATTTCTCACCCAAACAAAAGAATAGAAAGATTTTATAAGAACTGGTTTGATAAAGTTCATGGTCCAGATCGTAGCGAAAGATTTCTTAATAATCTTTATCGTCTTGGTAATGTTGTCATAAATAGACAAACAGGAAAGATAAGCGTTAAAGTTGAAAAAGAAATGTATAAAGCGCAGGCATCACCAGACATGATAATTAATTATCAAGATATAGTTCCACAAACAGAGAAAAGAGAAATACCCTGGAAGTATACTTTTATTGATCCTGTTTATGTTGATGTTGTTGGTGGGCCATTGTCTGGATTTGTAGGTAGTAAAACTTATTCTATCATGCTTCCTACTAGTTTAAGAAAAATGATTACCGCTCCAAAAAATGCTGCTGAAGTTGCTATAGTAGAAAAACTTCCACAAAATATTATTGAAGCATCAAAAACAAAAAAGCCATACCTTTTAGACCCAAACAAAACATTAGTTTATCATTACAAAAAAGACGATTGGCAAAGTTGGGCTTATCCTATCATTTATAGTGTGATGGACGATATTAACACTATTGAAAAACTAAAGCTTGCTGACCTTGCTGCTCTTGATGGAGCTATTAGTAACATTCGTATTTTTAAACTTGGTAGCTTGGATCACAAAATTGCCCCCACTGCGGCAGCCGCAAGCAAACTAAGTAGCATTCTACAAAATAATGTTGGCGGTGGAACAATGGACCTTGTTTGGGGTCCAGACATTGAACTTATCGAAAGTAAATCAACAGTTTATCAGTTCCTTGGTCAAGAAAAGTATGTTCCTCACTTGAACATGGTTTATGCAGGTCTTGGGATTCCTCCAACTCTTACTGGTACATTCGGAGCTGCTGGAACAACTAATAACTTTATCAGCTTAAAAACTCTCACACAAAGATTACAATACGGAAGAAGAGTATTGCTTGAGTTCTGGAATCAAGAAATCAGAACAATACAAAAAGCTATGGGTTTCAAACAACCAGCCGTTATTGAATTTGATAGAATGGATTTAAGTAATGAAGAAGCAGAGAAAGCTCTTCTTATCCAGCTCGCTGATAGAAATGTTATTAGCGACGAATTACTACAAACTAACTTTGGCTTCAATCCTGATCTTGAAAAGTCTAGACTTAACAAAGAGAACAAAGAAAGAGATTCTAGTAAAATGGTTAATAAGAGTGGTCCTTATCATGATCCAACATTCGAGAGTGGACTTAAGAAGTTAGCTCTACAGCTTGGTCTAGCTTCTCCAAGTCAAGTTGGATTAGAGCTATTAGAAAAGAAAGAAGGAGAAAAATCTATTATTGAGCTGAAGACAGAATCTGAAATAGAAAAGATTAAGAGTCAGCCACAAAAACCAGTCAACGATGGAGGAAGACCACCAGGAAAAGGAGACACAGAGCAAAGAAAGAAAAGAGAGTTCAAGCCACAACCAGGAATTCCTCAGAATGCTTCCTTACAGTTATGGGCTATAAAGGCTCAAGAGAAAATCTCTGAAATAGTAAACCCAATCTTACTTGAGTTTTACTCAAAAAAGAACATGAGAAGTTTATCGTCGGAAGAATATCATGAAGCAGAAGAAACTAAAACTAAAATATTCTTTTCTCTAGAGCCCATGAAAGATATACAAGAAGAGACAGTTTTGTCTAAACTCAATACTATCAATAGTATTGAACTAAAAAACACACACAACGCATTCGAAAATTTCCAGAAGCTGCTTTCTGCTGAAATAAACAGATCAATGACAGCAGAAGAACTAAAATACTGTAAATCCTTCTTCTATAGTAACGTGGTGTAAATAATTAAACACTACTCCAAGAAAGGTTAAAACATGAAAATCTTTGAGCAAGAAAAAAAAGACGGACTAGAAGAAAACATTAAAGCAAGCGCAAGTTTTACTTATGCTTGTTCGGTAGAATCTTCTGATGTAAACATCAAAAAGGATGAGATCAAAGCTCTTGCTGGAGTCGAAGATAAAGATTTGTACTACACTCAATCTATTTTAGTAAGTACTGACTGGAACAAGAATGATGACATCTTTGACCCTAAAGAAGTATGGGCAGCAAAAGACACTCCATCACATAAGCCCACAAATATCGAACACCAAGAATCAAAAATTGTTGGTCACATCATTAACAATTGGCCAATAACAGAAGATGGAGTTATAATAAGTAATGATACTCCTGTTGAAAATTTACCATCGAAATACCAAGTACTTACTGCATCAGTAATTTACACTGGCTTTACAGATCCTGAACTTAGAGAAAGAACATCAGATCTAATTCAGGAAATTGAGGCAGGAACAAAGTATGTTAGTATGGAATGTTTCTTTAATGGGTTTGATTATGGACTCCAAGATAAATCTACCGGAGAACTAAAATTACTACCAAGAGAAGAAGCTACAGCATACTTAACAAAACACTTAAGAGCCTATGGAGGCTCAGGCGAATTTGAAAATCACAAAATTGGAAGGGTTCTTAGAAACATAACATTTAGTGGAAAAGGTTTTGTTGATAAACCCGCTAATCCAGAAAGTATTATCTTTCAGAAAGAAAACTTTAAATTTTTGGAAAATCAAAAAACACCTGAAAACGAAAAAGAAGGTGTATCACCTATACAAGCCACACAGGAGGCAACAATGAGTTCAGAAAATTTAAACCCTAACGATAAGGTAGAAGCCATGAATGATTGCACAGAACTAGTAAAGGAAGCTTATGCTGCTCGTGATGAGTTTAAAGCTCAAGCCTCCGAGCTCGAAACATCACTAAAGAGTCAGCAGGAAACCCTTGCTGAAGTTAAAGCTGCTTTAGAAGCTCTAGAAGCTGAAAAAGTAGAAGCCATGAAGATGGCTGACGAAGATAAGAAGAAGAAGGAAGAAGAAATGAAAAAGATGAAGGCAGAACTTGACGAAGCTCTTGAAGCTATCGCTGCCTACAAGGACAAGGAAGAAGAGATGAAGAAGAAGGACGCAATGATGAAGCGTAAGGCTTCTCTTCTTGAGGCTGGTCTTGATGAAGAATCAGCATCTTCTAGCGTAGAAAAATTTGAGAATCTCGACGACGAAGCTTTTGCTAACATGGTTAGTCTTCTTGCTGCTATGAAACCTAAAAAGGAAGAGAAGAAGGAAGAAGAAGAAGCTATGATGATGAAGAAGAAGGCTTCCGAAGAAGAGTTAACAGAAGCTCTTGAGAACGTAGAAGTTACAGAAGAAGCTAATTTGACAGTTGGTTCAGATGAGTCAGAAGACGCAATGACCAGCACAAGAGCAGCTTTAATTGATTTTGTTTACAACCGACTCGGTAAAACTTTAGATAAGGGAGAATAATAATGGCTCTAAAACCAGATAGAAATGAAGTCTACACAGATATTTCATTTTTCATGAATACTGTAGGCGAACGTGGCGGGATTGTATGTCATTCAACAGGTGGTGTTGGCCCATCAATGGACGATGCTAATGCTGTTGTTGAGTACGCTGCCGCTGCTGCTGGCACAAACCCAGCTGGTCTTCTACTCAATGATGTTGTTGATCTTGACCTAACTAGACAACACATGAATTGGTTCAAAGATGAAGTACAAAAGGGTAGCAAGGTTACCATACTTCGTCAAGGTTTTGTTGTAACCAACATGATTGATGGTGCAGCTGCCCCAGTTGCTGGTGAGCCTGCTCACTATGCTGCTAATGGACTACTTACCAACAACACCGCTAGTGGTAGCGTACAAGTTGGTCGTTGGCTCAGCGCCAAGGATGCAGACGGTTACGCTAAAGTCGACATCAACATTACATAACTTTTGAATATAGGAGATTATACAATGGCAAAGAAATTTGAACCAACCCCAGAGCTTACAGATCTACTTGTTAGATCCGGTTCAGCTCGTAGAGAAGAAGCTCTAGCAGCTACTAATGAGTTTGCTAAAGCTCTTGAGCTTCCACTTCGTCAAGGTCTTCTTAGTGGAGATATTCTTGGCAACATCTTTGAAGCTATTCAACTAGCTCCAGGTGCTGCCCCAGAATTCCCACTCGATTTCCTTGCTCCAGGCACTGAAAAGGATTTTGTGGCTTACACAATTCCTAATCACGGTTACATTCCACAACGTCACATCGAGAGCGATTACGTCATGGTTCCAACCTATGACATTGCTAACGCTATCGACTACTTACTAAAGTATGCTCGTGACGCTCGTTGGGATATTGTCGGTCGTGCTATGGAAGTTCTTGAGAACGGTTTCGTTAAGAAGATGAATGACGACGGATGGCATACACTTCTAGCTGCTGGTGTTGACCGTAACATCGTAGTTTATGATGCTGATGCTGGCGCTGGTCAGTTCACAAAGAGACTCGTTTCACTCATGAAGACAGTTATGCGTCGTAATGGCGGTGGCAACAGCACAAGCACAAATCGTGCCCAGCTTACCGACCTTTACATTTCACCAGAAGCGCTTGAAGACATTCGCAACTGGGGTCTTGATCAAGTTGATGAAATTACTCGTCGTGAGATCTATGTCGCCAATGATGGCGCAGGATCACTCACAAGAGTATTTGGCGTTAACCTTCATGACCTTGATGAACTTGGCGAAGGCCAAGAGTACCAGCTCTACTACCAGAATGTTCTTGGTGGTGGATTCCCAGTTGGTGACGTTGAGCTTGTAGTTGGTCTTGACCAGAGCAAGCGTGACGCTTTCATCATGCCAGTTCGTGAGCAAGTTCAGATCTTCGAGGACGAAGCACTACATCGTCAGAAGAGAGCTGGCTACTACGGTTGGGCAGAGCAAGGCTTTGCTGTTCTAGACAACCGCAGAGTTATTCTTGGCTCACTATAAGCTTAACAGCTATTACTAACAGATTAAAGGCTGCCGAGAAATCGGTGGCCTTTTTTCTTTTATAGTGTATTATAATAATGGTAAGACCTTATTTTAGAGAGAAAAATAGGAGAGAGAAATGCCAGCAATCAATGTATTTACAGTCAGAAAAGACACACAATCCAATTGGATAAATGCTCCCGCTGAATTAGGTAGAGCTATTTTATACGAAGGTGAATTAGGTTATGAAACCGACACCTTTGCTCTAAAGATTGGAGATGGTGTCAGACCATTTACTGATTTACCTTATTTTATTCCACCTGGAGGTGCCGGTACTCCTAATTCTGGAGTTATTGATGGATCTGGCATAGCAAATTATTTGAGCTTGTTTGCTGATACAGATACTGTTGTCAATAGCATTATGTATCAAAATGGTCCTAACATTGGAGTCGGAACAACCAGCCCAGGTTATAAACTAACAGTAGACGGTTCATTTTCTGCTTCTACTAAAAGCTTTGATATTCAACATCCTTCTGATCCGAGTAGAAGATTAGTTTATGGTAGTTTAGAATCTCCTTATCATGGCATCAGAATTACTGGCAGGGATGTAGTCAGAAACGGAGAATGCGTTATTCACCTCCCTGGCTACATGAAAGATTTAGTTAGACAAGAAGGTTGCTCTGTAAATTTGACAAATATCAAGCACTCTAAAATTCTTTTTGTTGACTCGATTGACATTCCTAATAATACTATTACTATAAGAATAGCAGAGCCCGTAGCAAGAGACCTTGAGTTCTTCTGGGACTTAACTGCTATCAGAAAGGATATTGAAGATTTAGTAGTAGAACCTTAGGAAAATTTATGAGAATATTAGGACAGGATATAATTAAGCAGGGTGGGGACATTATACCTTTAGTTTTGCCTGTAGAAGAGTTAAAAGCTCCTGCAAGCGCTAATGTTAGTTGTTTGTCTATAAATGGTAAACTGTTAGTAAATATTAGAAATCTCAACTATGTTTTGTACCATGCGGAGAAATTAAAAAACTCTCATGCTTTTGGTCCCCTAGCTTATCTCCACCCAGAAACCGATCAAACTCTTACAACATACAACTACATTTGTGAGCTTGATGACAATCTTAACATATCTGCTTATTCTTTAGTAGATACAACAGAAAGCGACGTTCCTCCAAAATGGGAATTTGTTGGGTTAGAAGATGTCAGGCTAGTACACTGGGATGGCGAACTTTGGCAAGTTGGAGTACGCAGAGACACAACACCTAATGGTGTTGGACGAATGGAGATGGTGAAGATAGGAGTAGAAGGAAATAAAGTTAAAGAACTATCTAGAGACAGAATGCCTGCTCCTCCTCCTAATGATAGCTATTGTGAAAAGAACTGGATGCCTATTATAGACATTCCTTACCATTTCGTAAAGTGGACCAATCCAACAGAAGTAGTTAAGTATGACATAAATAACAAGACCACAGAAACAGTTAAAGTTAGCCAACAAGCTAATATACAAACAAATGATTTAAGAGGCGGATCTCAGGTTATTCCATACAAAAACCACTACATCTGCATTACTCATGAAGTTGATCTTTATTGGAGTGAAGCAGGAAGAAAGGATGCTGATTATTGGCACAGAGTTATAGTATGGGACAAAGATTTCAATATTGTACATGCTTCTGAACCCTTCACTTTTATGAATGGTAAGATTGAGTTTTGTGTCGGATTAACTCTACATAATAATGAATTTATTGCTACTTTCGGATATCAGGACAACGCTGCTTATTTAGCTAAAATACCAACTCAAATAATGGATGGACTTACTGGACTATGATAGATAAAAGATTTGTTCACACTTATGTACTAAACCCTACAGATCCTATAGCTTGCTACAACCTAGCCAAGGAGTATTATGCTGTAAAGCATTATGGAGAAGCTGTTAGTTTCTTTTTAAGAGCAGCAGAAAACTCTGAAGGAGATTTGAGATATAACTCAATGCTTCATGTAGCTTTTTGTTATAGAGAACTAGGAGGCAGAAACTATACACTCAATAGTATTTACAAAAGTTTAGTAGCTAGGTATCCAGATAGGCCAGAAGCATATTATCACTTGGCTAAACTTTGTGAAGTAGAAAACGCTAACATGGATGGTTATATGTGGGCCAATCTGGGCTTACAAAACATAAATAATCTGAATACCAAGTTTGAGTCTTTAGAGCTCGATAATGCTGTGGAACTATTGTTTCTAAAAGCTTACTTTGCTTGGCTTATAGACAAACCAGAGGAATCAAGAAAAACATATCAGTACATACTAAAAAACTATCTATATCTGTTAGATGATAATCAAAGAGAATTTCTACGAAACCAATTACTAAAGTTTGGCATGGCCCCAGAATACCAGACCATACAAACCTATGACTCAAATAACAAGCATCAGTGGATTTATGAGTTTGATAACATAAACGAAATAGAGAAGAATCATTCACAAGCTTTACAAGATATGTTTGTTCTTTATTGTCATAACGGTAAAAAGAATGGAACTTATCTTGAAGTAGGCGCAGCATTCCCTTATTACACAAGCAACTCTGCTTTGTTAGAGCAATTTGGTTGGAGGGGTGTTGGTCTTGAACTTGATCCAGAAATGGTTAAAAATTATAACGATCATAGAAGAAACAAAAGTTTATTACAGGATGCTCTTACAGCAGATTATGATAAACTATTAACAGAATATTGTGGAACTACAGATATAGATTATCTTCAGCTTGATATTAGAACATCAGAAGAAACATACAAACTTTTAGAAAAAATACCTTTTGATAAGTATAGGTTTGCTGTTATAACTTATGAGCACGATGACTATGTAGATACCACACAAAGCTATAAGCAAAAGTCAAGAGATTTCTTATTCTCTAAAGGTTATTTGCTGGCAGTTCCAGATGTTGCTCCTATTGATGGGTATAGTTTTGAGGACTGGTGGATTCATCCAGATCTTATTGATATTAATAGAGTTTGGGCTATGAACAGATTGGCCAAGTTAGAATGGGGTAACATAGATTCAGATCTTAGATACAACATTTATAATCAAGTTCAGCTAGAAAAAGTTTATGAACATTGGAAAAGTCCAAAAGATGGGGATGTTGTTGTAGACATTGGAGCTACAAATGGAGCTTTTTCGGTATCAGTATTAGATAAACAACTAAAGAGTTTACATGTTGTTGAACCAGTTTCTGAATACATGGATTTAGCCATACAGAATACTATGAAATACAATAGTAGAGATAGTTTGATTAAGTACTACAACTATGCTATTACAAACGACACAGTTAACACTTTCACACAACAAGAAGAATACCACAAGGTTTCATTTAAAAAGTTTGTACAAGAACAAGAGATCACATACATAGATTTCCTAAAGATTAACGCAGAAGGTGCGGAGTATGATATTTTTACTCCAGAAAATCTTGACTATCTAAAAAACAATGTGGTCTTCATTTCTGCAGAATTTCATCTAGGTTACGAAAACAACAGAGCAAAGTGGAAGAACTTTAGAGACAACTATCTCAAGCATTTTCCTAATCATCAAATTTTATCATGTAAGCATCAATCAATTGTTCCGGGACACATTATTGATTTAGAAAAGTATTTACAGGACGATAATTTTGTAGATGATTACAACCACACTTTTATGGTTTACATCAACAATGACAACACATACTTATAAAACTAAAAATCTTCCCCCTATTTTTGTAGTTAGTTTAGAAGAATCTACAGACAGAAGAACAAACCTATACAATCAGTTTAAAAAGTATCATATAGATAACTTTAAGTTTTGCATCTATAAAAGGTTCGCAGAGTATAGCTGGAAACTTACCGGAATGCACGTTGATAGAATAGACCATAATAGCTATGGTCCTACAACATCACATATTCTAACTAATAAATATTGGACAGAAAATACTGACTATGAATATGTTTTAGTTATAGAAGACGATATAGATCTATCTACTATTGATCTATGGAACTTCAAGTGGGAAGATTTGTTTAATTCTTTACCCGAAGATTGGGATTGTGTTCAGTTAGCCATTATGAGGGAAAATCCTGAAGATTTGGAGTTTAGAATAAAACAAAGATATATGCATGATTTTGGGTGTCAAATCTATTTAGTCAAAAGACATTATGCAGAAAAGATGGCTGATCTTTATTATAGACCTGATGGTTTTCATTTACAGATACCAACTTGCTGGGTAACTCATTCAGAAGATGAAGGAGAATGGTTAGATTTGTTTCCTTTGGTAGAAAATTTAGTTTTTGAAGGAATAGGAAAGGTTTATAGTTTGCCCTTGTTTTGTGAGGACTTATCCCATACTCAGACCACATCAATAGGTGTTTCTATAGAAAATTTTCGTATACCTTGCAGAGAAAAGCTCATAGAAAAAATTCCTCTATATGTTTTTTGAAAAAATTGGTGTAAAAATAGAATGTACTGAAGAGCTTTATTTTAGCTTAAAAACAGAGGAGTTTAAAGCATGGCAGATATTCTAATAACACCAGGTTCAGGTACGCTGGTATTTTACAGCGGAGACAATGGAGTTGGTGAGCTAGGCAGATTCGCAACAACAACTAGTGGAGTATCTTATACTTCCACAGTTGGAACATTTACAGTTGATGATTTAGTTGTTAATGGAACGCTAAATCTTGCTCAACTTGCTGAAATTACAAACATTTCCGCTAGCGACTATGTTATAGTTGAGCAAAGCGGAGTTACAAAGAGAACTTCTGTAGCAGAATTTTTAGCAGACGGTGGAAGTATTACTGGAGTAGCTCCAAATGAAGGAGTTTACATCAGCGGTAATATTCTAGGCACTGTTTATAACACTACAATTGCTGATAATGTTACTAACGTTGCTGTTGGAGGCTTGGGCGCAGGCACAGCAGCTTCAGTTCTAAAAACAAAAAGTATTGTAGAAATCTTAGACGATATACTGTTCCCAACTCTTGAAGCCAGCATCGCTAGTAGTGCTAGTGTATCATTGGCAGTTTCTGGTGGTGGCGGAACATTAGAAGTTGGAGCTACAGCAAGTAGAATCCTAACTGCAACATTCGGTCAAGGTTCTATTACTAATGGGGACGGATCAGCCGGCCCAGCTCTCGTAGGAGCCGCTACACAGTATACATTTACTGGTACTGGTATCTCTTCTACAGCTCAAGCTGGTAATACCTTAAGTATTGGTAGCTCAGCGGTTGTTGAAGGTTCCAATAACTGGGCTGTAACTGTAGATTATGGTGCAGGTTCAGGTGCTTATTATGATAACAAGGGTGTTGCTGGTTCAAACTTAGATGGATCAAGAGGATCTGGTAGTGTTTCAGATTCATCAAGCAGTCCAACTATCACAGGTTTGTATCCTTATTTTTATGGCTTATCAACCTCTGCTCCTGTTGCTGGTGATATCCAAAGTTCTATCGCAGGTGGTGCAGGTACTAAGATTGTAGCATCTTCAACCGGTACTATTAGTATTGTTTTCAATGCTACCAGCGCAGAGTATTTATGGTTCGCCGTTCCTGCAACAAGCACAGATAAGACCGTATGGTACGTTAGTGCTCTAAACACAGGAAGTATCGGAGGCGGTTCTAACCTATTCGGTAGTCCATCTACCTTAGCGGTTAACAGCCCAACCGGTCTCTGGTCTGGTGTTAACTATGACATTTATATTACTAACTACGCAACAACTACTGGTTCCGACACTATGCAATTAAGGAATTCATAAATATGGCTATAAATCTTAATGACAATCTAAATATAAATGCTCCAAAGAGCACTGATGCAAGATTTGGTCCTTACGCTAGTACGGCAGCTGCAATTGCTGCTTTGGATTCAGCTGTTAGATACCAAGGCTTAACAGTAGCTATTACTGGAGTAAGTGGTGTTGAAGAGCATTGGTTTGCTTCTGGTATTGCTGACGGAGATCTTGTTAGTAAACTAGTAGAAGGAAGCCAAGGTATTCAAGGTGTCCAAGGTACTCAAGGTATCCAAGGTATTCAGGGTGTCCAGGGCGTTCAAGGTGCTCAGGGCTTAGGCGCTCAAGGCACACAAGGAGCCCAAGGTACACAAGGCACTCAAGGCGTTCAAGGCACTCAGGGTGTTCAGGGCGTACAAGGTGCTCAGGGTGCTCAGGGTGCTCAAGGTAGCCAAGGTACTCAAGGAGTTCAAGGTACTCAAGGTGTTCAGGGTGCACAAGGAGCTCAAGGTACTCAAGGAGCTCAAGGCAGCCAAGGAACTCAAGGTACTCAAGGTACTCAAGGAACTCAAGGAGTTCAAGGTACTCAAGGTACTCAAGGCGTACAGGGTGCTCAAGGAGCTCAAGGAGCTCAAGGAGCTCAAGGTGCTCAAGGTCTTCAAGGTACGCAAGGCGTCCAGGGAGTCCAAGGAGCACAAGGTAATCAAGGTACTCAAGGCGTACAGGGAACACAAGGTGTTCAGGGAGTCCAAGGTGCTCAAGGAGCCCAAGGAGCCCAAGGAGCACAGGGTCTTCAAGGAACCCAAGGTGTTCAAGGCGTTCAAGGGGCACAAGGGGCTCAAGGTAACCAAGGTACTCAAGGAACTCAAGGAGTTCAAGGTACACAAGGCGTTCAGGGGGTGCAAGGGGCCCAAGGGGCTCAAGGAGCTCAGGGTACTCAAGGTCTTCAGGGTACGCAGGGTGTTCAAGGTGTTCAAGGTGCTCAAGGCGCTCAAGGCGCTCAGGGTACTCAAGGACTCCAAGGTACTCAAGGAGTTCAGGGTGTACAAGGAGCTCAAGGAGCTCAAGGCGCTCAGGGTACTCAAGGACTCCAAGGTACTCAAGGCGTCCAGGGAGTTCAAGGAGCTCAGGGTGCTCAAGGACTCCAAGGTACTCAAGGTGTTCAAGGTGTCCAAGGTGCTCAAGGTGTCCAAGGTGCTTATGCTGACACAGGTACAGAACTTGTTGCTGGCACAGGCGTAGACATTGTTTACGATTCTGGTCTCAATACTCTCACTGTAGAGTTTGAACCAAGTGGTATCAATGTTAATACATCTGTAGATCATCTTGTCGGTGTTTATCAAGGTAACCCGATTAGGATTACAGCACAGCAAGCTGCTTTACAAGGTGTTCAGGGTGTTCAGGGCGTTCAAGGAAACCAAGGTACTCAAGGAGTACAAGGTGTCCAAGGAGCTCAAGGAAACCAGGGAACACAAGGCGTTCAAGGTGTACAAGGGGCTCAGGGCAACCAAGGTACTCAAGGAGTACAAGGTGTCCAGGGTGCTCAAGGCAACCAGGGAACACAAGGGGTTCAAGGCGTACAAGGTGCCCAGGGCAACCAAGGTACTCAAGGGGTACAAGGTGTTCAGGGGGCTCAAGGAAACCAAGGAACTCAAGGCACTCAAGGGGTTCAGGGAAGCCAAGGTCTACAAGGTAGCCAAGGTGTTCAAGGGGCTCAAGGAGGTCAGGGTTTACAAGGTAGTCAAGGCGTCCAAGGTGCTCAAGGCGGTCAAGGCTTACAAGGTAGCCAAGGCGTCCAAGGTGCTCAAGGCGGTCAAGGCTTACAAGGTAGCCAAGGCGTTCAAGGCGCTCAAGGCGGTCAAGGCTTACAAGGTAGCCAAGGTGTCCAAGGTGCTCAAGGAGCCCAAGGAGGTCAAGGCTTACAAGGTAGCCAAGGCGTTCAAGGTGCTCAAGGAGCTCAAGGGGGTCAAGGCTTACAAGGTAGTCAAGGTACTCAAGGGGTCCAAGGAACACAAGGATCTCAAGGTACTCAGGGTACAGTTGGTTCTTCCGCGATTTATGGAACAACCAGTTCTGATACCTTAGATATTGATACCGACGTCGGTACTAATGTTAGTATAACAGTCGGAACAGGACTAGCTTATGCAGCAGGAGATAAACTAGTTATCAGTTATGATACTGGAAATTATTTTACTGCTGATGTTATTAGCTATAATGGTTCTAATGGAGCTATGACTGTTTACCTTAGTTCTTCAACTAGAGATACAGGGACAACTTCATATTCAAGTTGGAACGTAAATCTTAGTGGTGCTAAAGGTATTCAGGGTATTCAAGGTGTTCAAGGTGTAGAAGGACCAGTTGCTGGTTCTGCTAACCAAGTTGTCTACAAGGACGGTAGCAACGTAGCAGCAGGTAGTGCTAACTTTACTTTCAATGATTCTACAAATGAAATGACAGTAGTTGGAACATTCTCTGCTACAACCAAGAGCTTCTTGATTAAGCATCCAAGTCCAGATAAGGAAGGAATGCTTCTCAGATACAGCAGCTTGGAATCTCCATTCCACGGTGTTCGTTTATCTGGTAAGCAGGCTATGAGCAATGGTTCAGCTGTTGTTGAATTGCCAGAGTATGTCAGAGACTTAGTTCATAATGTCGATGATAACAACATGTCAATTCAGCTAACTGGTTTCAAGACCGATGAAAACTTCTATGTAAGCAATGTAGACATCGCAAATAATAGATTTACTATTAGTTGTGGATGTTCAGAAGCTCACGAGGTTTTCTGGTCCTTTACTGCCACAAGAAAAGACGTTGAGCCTTTAGTAGTAGAATTTTAGTAAACGAACGTTTGCTGTTTAGTTTTCGTGTACTATTATAGATATAGTACTAATTAGAGCTCTAAGTTAACTTGTAGCAGAGAAGGAATATGTCTATAAATATAAACGATAACTTTAAAGTAAACGCACCGAAACCAATAGATAACAGATACGGGCCTTGGTCGTCAACGGCTGAGGCCATATCTGGTATCGTTGAATCAGAGAGATATGTAGGACTCACTATTGGAGTCGATATTGGTCCCACTGTAGTAGAATACTGGTGGGAAGATGTTGTTGCTGATAGTGGTCTTGTTGCTAAACAATTTGGAGGAGACCAAACTGTTGATTCTCTAACACTCAACGGTGGAATTCTTGCTGATTTAGAACCGGGTGAACTAGGATTCGATACTGAACAAGGAACTCTTCAAGTAGGACTAACAGAAAATCTTACCATGTCTGTTGGTCAAGATGTATTTTTTAGAGTTAAGAATTCTACAGGATCTACTCTATATCAAGGTCAACCAGTTTATATTAGTGGCGTTTTAGGAGGAGGAGATGTTTTACAAGCTGCTCCTTTTGCTGTAGACGGTTCAGTTGATGAAGTTAGATTCATTGGTCTAATGTCCGAAGATCTTGCTAATGGAGATGATGGTTACGTTAATCATTTTGGTCATATCAAAAATATTGACCTTCAAACCACCAATACAAATATAAACCCCAACTCAGAAACTTGGAACCAAGGAGACATTCTTTTTGTTGATCCTAGTACTGCTGGAGGCTTAACAAAAGTACAACCACAGGACGATATTTATGTTGCTATGGTTTTAGCAACTGGACAAAACGGAGAATTATTTGTTAGATTAACAGATCCGGGGCACATGACGGATCTTCATGACATCAGCCTTTCTTCTGCAACAGATAATGACATTCTGCTTTATCAAAGTGGTTTATGGGTTAATGTTCCTGTGGCTACTGCAGCATTACAGGGCGTACAGGGTGTTCAGGGTGTTGCAGGTCAGGATGGTGTTATAGGTGTTGATGGTGCTCAAGGCACACAAGGAGTTCAAGGAGTACAAGGACAAACTGGTAGTCAGGGTGCTCAAGGTATTCAAGGTGTCAACGGATCACAAGGAACAACTGGACAAAACGGATCACAAGGAGTTCAAGGAACAATAGGTCAAACAGGTTCTCAAGGTTTGCAAGGTATTCAGGGAACAACTGGTAATTCTGGAGCACAAGGAACAACTGGACAAACAGGAGCCCAGGGAGCTCAGGGAGCTCAAGGATTACAAGGTCTTCAAGGTACTCAGGGTACGGCTGGTACAGAAGGAACTCCAGGTATAATTGGTTCTCAAGGAACACAGGGTACACAAGGCACACAAGGCACACAGGGCACACAAGGCGTTCAAGGAGCACAGGGTGCTCAAGGTCGTCAGGGAACCCAAGGAGTTCAGGGTATACAGGGCGTTAAAGGAGAAACAGGTTTCCACGGTGTTCAAGGTCTGACTGGTTCTCAAGGAGCTCAGGGTGCTCAAGGACTTCAAGGTACACAAGGGGTTCAGGGTGTACAAGGGGCTCAAGGAGCACAGGGTGCTCAAGGTCTTCAGGGAACACAAGGCGTTCAAGGAGTCCAGGGTGCTCAGGGCGCTCAGGGAGCTCAGGGAACACAAGGTCTTCAAGGCACACAAGGGGTTCAAGGCGTTCAAGGGGCACAAGGAGCTCAAGGTGCTCAAGGAACACAAGGTCTTCAAGGTACACAAGGGGTTCAAGGTGTTCAAGGGGCACAAGGAGCTCAAGGTGCTCAAGGAACACAAGGTCTTCAGGGTACTCAAGGCGTACAAGGTGTTCAAGGAGCACAAGGAGCACAAGGAGCACAAGGAGCCCAAGGTCGTCAAGGAACACAAGGTGTTCAAGGTTTACAAGGAGGGCAAGGAACACAAGGGGTTCAAGGAGCACAGGGTGCTCAGGGTCTTCAAGGTACACAAGGAGTTCAGGGTGTACAAGGAGCACAAGGACCGCAAGGAGCCCAAGGTCGTCAAGGAACACAAGGCGTTCAAGGTTTACAAGGAGGGCAAGGAACACAAGGCGTTCAAGGAGCACAGGGTGCTCAGGGTCTTCAAGGTACACAAGGAGTTCAGGGTGTACAAGGAGCACAAGGCGCACAAGGAGCCCAAGGAACACAAGGTCGTCAAGGCACACAAGGTGTTCAGGGTGTTCAAGGTGCTCAGGGTGCTCAAGGAGCTCAAGGACGACAAGGCACACAAGGAGTTCAAGGAATTCAAGGTGCTCAAGGCGCTCAAGGACGACAAGGTACACAAGGAGTTCAAGGTGTTCAAGGAGCACAAGGTAATCAAGGAACACAGGGTGTTCAAGGAGCACAGGGTGCTCAAGGTCGTCAGGGAACACAAGGGGTTCAAGGAGCTCAAGGGGTTCAGGGAACTTATGCAGATACTGGAACAACAGTTGTTGCTGGTACAGGCATAGATATCACACACGATTCTGGAGCTAATACAGTTACTTTCGAATTTGTGCCTTCTGGAATTGACACTAATACAGCAGTAGATCATCTTGTTGGTGTTTATCAAGGAAACCCAATCAGAATTACAGCTCAACAAGCAGCTTTACAAGGTGTTCAGGGTGTACAAGGTGTTCAAGGAGCACAAGGTCGTCAAGGTACACAGGGCGTTCAAGGGGCTCAAGGAGCTCAAGGTCGTCAAGGTACACAGGGCGTTCAAGGAGCTCAAGGAGCTCAAGGTCGTCAAGGTACACAGGGTGTTCAAGGGGCTCAAGGACAACAGGGTACACAAGGTGTTCAAGGTGTTCAAGGAGCACAAGGAGCTCAAGGTCGTCAAGGCACACAGGGCGTTCAAGGTGTTCAAGGAGCACAAGGAGCTCAAGGTCGTCAAGGTACACAGGGTGTTCAAGGAGCTCAAGGACAACAGGGTACACAAGGTGTTCAAGGTGTTCAAGGAGCACAAGGCCGTCAAGGTACTCAAGGGACAACTGGTAATACCGGTGCTCAAGGGGCCACAGGTCAGCAAGGTATTCAAGGAGTACAAGGTCAAACAGGTGCTCAAGGAGCACAAGGTGCTCAAGGTCGCCAAGGAACTCAAGGCACAACTGGTAATACCGGTGCTCAAGGAGCCACAGGTCAGCAAGGTATTCAAGGAGTACAAGGTCAAACAGGTGCTCAAGGAGCACAAGGTGCTCAAGGTCGCCAAGGAACTCAAGGCACAACTGGTAATACCGGCGCTCAAGGAACAACAGGCCAAACGGGTTCACAAGGAACAACAGGCCAAACGGGTTCACAAGGAACAACAGGCCAAACAGGTTCACAAGGTATTCAAGGTCGTCAGGGTACAATTGGTAATACCGGTGCTCAAGGAACCACAGGTCAAACAGGTAATACGGGTGCTCAAGGCACAACAGGCCAAACAGGTTCACAAGGTATTCAAGGTCGTCAGGGTACAACTGGCAATACAGGTGCTCAAGGAACCACAGGTCAAACAGGTAATACGGGTGCTCAAGGCACAACAGGCCAAACAGGTTCACAAGGCATTCAAGGTCGTCAGGGTACAATTGGCAATACCGGTGCTCAAGGAACCACAGGTCAGACGGGTTCACAAGGAACAACAGGCCAAACGGGTTCACAAGGAACAACAGGTCAAACAGGTTCACAAGGCATTCAAGGTCGTCAGGGTACAATTGGCAATACCGGTGCTCAAGGAACCACAGGTCAGACGGGTTCACAAGGAACAACAGGCCAAACTGGTTCACAAGGAACAACAGGTCAAACAGGTTCACAAGGTATTCAAGGTCGTCAGGGTACAACTGGCAATACAGGTGCTCAAGGAACCACAGGTCAAACAGGTAATACGGGTGCTCAAGGCACAACAGGCCAAACAGGTTCACAAGGCATTCAAGGTCGTCAGGGTACAATTGGCA